TGTTCTCCTTTACCCCACAGGCCCCTTGCCTGCGGGCTTCTCATGTGACGCAGGCCCCCTGCCCCCGCCACGCTTCAGAGCGTGATTGTTCGCGCCCTTACACAAAAAGAGCGCCCCGCTGCGCAGGACGCTCTTAGCATGTACAAATCCTTACTGGATGTTATGCACGCTAAGGCTCTCATAGGTTAGCATAGTGCTCCATAGTGCAGTTATACGGTTTGTAAGGTCTCCATAGACCCTCATATTTCAGAACTTATGGACTGAGTTAGGACACGGAAATAACCGCTAGATAAAAATTAACCCCACTTCCGTTATCCGGGAGCGGGGTTAATAACCTCTAACGAGGTTTGTGTTGCACGTTTATTTTAATCCTCTCGGAACGCGCCCACAAGGCATAGAGCCAAGAAGAAAATCATGCCGCCGAAGGTAGAGCCGAGGATAAAGGCTACGACGATGCCCATCATCGGCGTGTGCCGTCAGACACGTAGCATTGCAGGCGGTCAAGCGCATAGCCGTACATGCCTGCGTAGTCATCGCCACCGTAGGTGGAACCATCATCGCAGACCTCATCCCAGTAGCCAACGTGGGCAACGTCCTGAGAACGGTAATAGACCTGCTTGTAGTCACCGTTAGGCGTGATGTAGTACATCTGAACGCCGTCGATGGTCTGGCCCCAGATGCCTGCCATGCCGTTTACGGAATCGTTGTAGTTGGCGGCCTGCACCCAATCCAACCAACCGCTCTCCTTGGTGTGGACGCGGTAGCGAAGCGTGCCGCTGTCAACCCATGCGATCAGCATGTCGTGGGAGCCGTAGGGCATACCAGCGAAACCCTCGGAATTGGAGTCGTTGAAGTTGGTTACGGCATCGTTCCACGCGCCGTAGCGGTTGTGAAGGGCATAGTGGATGTTTACGCTCTTGCCCGTGGACTTCGGGAAGCTTGCGCGAGTGGCAGAAGTGAAGGGCTGGTACGTGCCTCCATTGCCGTCGGTCGGCGCGATGGGAGCGACATAGCCGCTGCCGAGATAGGCTGCGACCGCCTGCTTGAACTCCCACCACGACTTGCCGTACTGGGCGAAATAGCCATTCGGGTCGGTGTGATCGGAGCCGCCCCAGCGCTGAGCCGCCTCGTAGTGGGACAGCAGGCGGGACGTGTCCCAGCCGTGTGCGCGGAGCTCATCGCCAGCCCACTTCACGGCTTCATTCCATTGCTTGGCAAAGTCGCTGGCATTGGTGGCGTGCGCCAGCTCGATACCGATTGTGGCGTAGTTTCCATTGCCAACGTGCCAGCACAAGCGGTTCTCCGGCACGGTGTTGTACACAGTGGAGCCGTCCAGCTCCATCACATGATGGACGGCGTAGGTATCATCGCGGCCCCACAAGAGCGTGTGATTGTACGCGCTCGCGCCCGGATTCGCAGTCTCGTGGATTACGAGGTAGGACGCATTGAGATAGCCGTGGCCGCTAGATACGTACTTGTTGACGCTCTGGTAGGCTTCTGCGCCGCACGGGGCGGCGAGGGCCGCAACAAGGGCGAGAACGACGGCAAAGATGCTACGAAGCGGCAGCTTGCGCTTAGTCTCGGTCATTCGCTCCACCTGCTTTCAGGCGGGCGGCATCGACCGCCTGCTCAGCGGCGGCGTAGATAGCGGCGCTGATTACGCCACACACAGTGCCGACGATAGCGACTGTCTCGTTACTTGTAGTGATGCCAGCGATGCTTGCGGCAATGCTGCCGAGAAAAGCAGCAGCGCAAAGCCAGAACTTGCGGCTGGTAAGTTTGTGGATAACGTCTTCGGTAGTCATATGGCTATCCCCTTTCCGCGCACACTGGCGCATTTAGGATTTCTTGGTAGTACTGCGTGCCAACCCCGTTGCCGCCGAGTGCGTGGTATGCCGTGTAGACCTGCTCGGTCTCGCGCTTGCGTACATCAGGGCAATAACCCTTCTCGACTGTGCGCTCGTGGATGTCGTAGAGCCTGCTGCGGAGCAGGGTTTTGGTGCCCTCCTGATTGGCGAGGATTAGGCTATAGAGCCGCTTCAGGGTCACCAGCACAGCCCCCAAAAGGGCGGCTACACACCACGACAGGGCCGAGTTGATGATTGCTGCGTCCATCGCATCACCTCCCTTCCACGGCAGTATCGAGTCACCGTCCCCCGCGCAAAAGAAAAGGCCCCTTTCGGGGCCAGTTCTACTTGTCCAGTAGCTTTTTGACGGACGCACGCCAAATCACGCTTACGTCCTCCACCTTCCAAGGCTCATTAGTCTTAGGGTTAATCGCCCCGTCCTTGATGAGCGTTGCGTAGATTGTTGCCATTAGGCTCCACCTCCAACCGTTGCGATCATATTTCCAAGCTCGGCCATGCCCTGAAAGACCGTCTCCAACTGCGAGCTGTTTTCGGCTGTGGCCTGCTCGACCGCACCGATGCGCTCGGCATCGCCAATGCCGTCAAGCTCATGCTCCGACCACAGGGCATCAAAGCAGCGTTCCACCTCATCGGCGGTCACGGTGCCCCACAGTGTGAAATGGAGCGTCTTGCCCGTATAGACCTCCACGGCGTCTCGTCCGTCTGGCCCACGGTCAACGGTATCGCGTTCGGCATCCTTGACGAGCCACACATGGGTGCGTCCGTCAAGATGCTCCACGTGTACACGCTCGGGCTTGGGGCCGTAATAAGTCTCGACCATGTAATCCTCCTAGCTGTAGGCTTTTGCCTGCGATAGTAACTGCGGGATACCCCGCGATTTGCACGTCCCGCGCGAGTCCGAGTGCTTCAGATAGCCCCACAGCGAACACGCGCGGCGAGCGATGCGCTCAGTAGGTCTGTGCGAGAACTTGCCGAATGCACGGACGGCGTGAAGGTAGATACGCTCGCGCAGTGCCACGTGGTCGCGCCACACGCGGAATCCTGCTATGTCGCACGGTTCCGCAACAGGACGCTTGCGCCCTTTTACAACCACGCACGGTTGATCGCAGCGGCACACCTTCCACGGTTTTAGCCTCAAGCCGAACTCGGCAACGCAGCGCTCTAGGCTTCGTGCCGCCATGCGCAGGTAACGTTTGGAATCGGCGAACAGATACACATCGTCCGCGTACCACAGCATCTTGCCGACTAGCGCATGGAACCGACCACGCCTGAGCTTGCCCAGCGACTCGATGTGGTGATATCCGAATGACAGCACGAGCTGAGCCAACCGCAGGCAAAGAAAGCTGCCGAGAATCAGGCAGCCGCCGTAGGTGGACAGAAGCGCCCCCACGAGGTAGAGCAGCCATTCGCAAGCAACGTAGCGCTCAAGGATACCCATCACCATATCGGTGCGCATACTCTCGTAGCAGTGGCGCACGTCCATGTGGACGAAGCGGCTGTGGCGCTGGATGTAGCGTTTGACGCGACGCTTGGCGGCTACGGCGCCTTTGCCCTTCGTGGAGCCGTATTGCTGCTTGCCGACCTTTGCGCGGAGCAGTGGCATGAGCGCAACCACGGCGATGTGATCACAGACCTGCTGCTTGACGCTCTCCACGGTGATATGGCGCACCTTGCCGCTCGTGCCGTCCATCTTGTCGTATGAATGGAGCGCCCGGAACGTGAGTGAGCGGTCGCGTATCTCGCGCTCAATCTCGTCAAGTAGCGCTGCGGCGGTTCCGTACTCTTTGCGAACGCGCCACCCGTTCTTCTTTCCGCTCTCGCATGACTTCCAGTCGGCATAGCCGTCCTCTATCACTTGGCGCGTGAGTGCGAGCTTCTTGCAGTATCGTTTCAAATTAGACCCGTCTTCCGTATCTCTGGTTGGCACCCGAGCGGTCGCGCACAGCTACTGGCCCGGCGGTCTTTAGCCAAAATTTCACTTAGTTAAGCTGGGCTAGACCCGCTCATCGCCAAAATGACGGCGGCGGGAGGACACGGCGAATGAATGAGATACAACCAGAGAGACGAGAGCAGATGTTCCAGCTCGCCCTGACGAGCCTGTTCCTGCCGTTGACATACCAAGGCCCTGAGTTAGAACCGTTCCTCAAGTTGCCAGAGGAAAACATCAGCCCACGTACCGTGAACCCCCAAAAGGAAAGAGATGTGAGGGGGCAAGCCCCCTCGTCAGCCACTACGCGGCTTGCGCCGCTTGGGCTTCCTCACCCCCGCGACCCGTGGCAGAGAGACGAGAGCAGATGTGCCAGCCCGCCCCGACGAGCCCGTACCAGCCGTCGACACACCAAGGCCCAGAGCCAGAACCGTACCCCAAGACGCCAGAAGTCAGATGCTCACGAAGCCCTTTATCCGTGGGCTTGGAGTTGTATACAGCATCGCACAGGCCGCCGTTCGAGTTGCCGCCCTTGCCCTGACCGACCAGCAGGCCGTGGGCATTGACAATGGTGATTGGCCACGTGCCATTATCCACCATGCGCACGCCCGTCTCGATGGCACCGGGGGCGATCGCGTTCTTCTTCTCGTTGCGGCTGTCGGAGTTGATGACGAGGTGCCAGCCGCTACCGACCGACTTCTGCATGGCACCGTGCACGAGCTCGTATGCTCCGTACACGAGCTCCACGCCGCCGACCTTGCACGGCTCCTTGCCGCTCGTGTTGGAGGACGGCGAGCCGTCACCCTCCACCGCGTCGGTCACGCCAGTCCACCACGGCATGGTGGACAGTAGATAGGACGTGCCAGTATCGAACGGAGTATCGCACTCGATGTTCAGCGCCACGGTACCGTCCGCGAGCGTTTCGTGGGAGACGATGCGCTTCATGTCGAACACGTCAAAATTCTTGGCGGTATTGCGGTCTGTGCCGACGCTCGCGCCCGAGTTGCCCGTGTCGTGGGTACCGAGCGACACGCACGAGCCGTCGAGGAACTTCGCGCCGTCGGCGGCGCTCACAACCACGCGCTTCACGCCAGTCTCGGCGAGCACAGGTGCCACTTGAACGTTGTAGTTGGAGCAGCCCGTGAACAGCTTCTGGAAGTTCTTCGTGCCATAGCGTGTGATGTAGCTGAACTTCACGTACCAATCGTCGTATACGCTCTTGAGCGAATAACCAGTGGTCGCGGTCTTTGCTTCGTCGATGCCGCTGTCGTGGCTCAGCTTTCGGACGTAGAGTGGTGCGCCGGACACGGAGCGCAAGTTGCCCTTTGCATCCTTGGACGCTCCGTACTTCGGCGTGAGCATGTAGGGGCGCAGGGTGCCGTCCGGCAAGAACGCCTGCGGGTTCGGCTCATAACCGCCCTTGCGCGTGTCGGAGTAGAACCACCAGATGTAATCGGGGTCAACATCGTCCACGAACTTATTCCAAATGACGTTCTTCAAGACGTATACGTTGTTTCCGTGCCCGTTGTCGGTAAGCGAGAATCGACCATCGCCCTCGATGCCGTCAACGAAAGGAGCTCCATCGGGGTCAGCGCCGCCGCACACGTCCTCTTCCCAGTGAGGGCCTTTGCCCATCAAGGCGAACGGGTCAACGCACGGCGTGCCGATCGTGCCCGGCACCGGTGCCGCGATGCCCTCTGCCGCGCCGATCTTGATGCAGTCGGTAATCATGCTCTTGGGAACCTTGATGCCGTAAATCTTGCCGTCGCGGTGGCTATGGGCGTATGCCGCCATGGTCTCGTTGGTGTAGCGCTGTTTTGCTTCGTCCCACGTGGGCTGCGGCGGGTTGCCGCGGGCTTCGGACGCGGCGGCGCGTGCGTCTGCTGCGGCTTCGCGCGCCTCCTGTGCTGCCTTCTGAGGCTCGATACCCTGATTTGCAATGTCTTTCAGGTGCTCGACAACTTGCGAGCCGACATTGACGAGTTCCTTGCCCGTGGCATCGCTCATTAGCGGGTCTTCTACCACGACATAGTTCATGGCGTTAGCGTTCTCGTCAGCCATTTGTTACCTCTTTCTTGATTCGTTGGCAGATTCGACCATTGACGTTGACTAGTCCAAGCACAAGTAAATCTTTGGCGGAATTAGTGACAGACGTGCAATCAGATGCCGCTTTCTCGGCTGCACTGATGGCTTTTTTGCTTTTATCAACCGCAGCATTAAAGTCCTGCTCGCGTTTCTTCTCAGCAGTGTCGAATTTTGTCTGCTGTTCATTTAGAGACGCGAGAATCTCCTGAAGAGCTTTAAGGGCATCGCCCTCGTCAGTCTCAGGGCTGACGTTGATGATCGACTGGTCGACCGACGCCCTGAATGTACGCGAGCAGAGAACATCGGTTCCCTGGCAAAACTGGATGGCAAAAGTCGCGTATTCAGATCTAAGGACACTGCCGGGGGCCGCACAAGACCAGGCAGCAGTGCCATATCCGTCGACCTTCTCCATTGTTTTAAACCAGCCGGAGCTTTGACCGGCAACTCTGTATGCGAGCCTTGCCGTGATGCTGCCCACATTGAGTACTGGATTGCCGTTGTCGGTGAGTTTGACAACAATCGTTCGACCGTTGATGTCGCCCCCTGACAAGATGATCGGTGCAATGTAATCATTCACCGTGTCAATCTCGATAAGGATGCGCCGGAAATTGTCTAGAGCCATCTTGACCCCCTTAGTTGCTTGCTGCGGTCAATAATCGGGCAGCTGTCCCCCGCCGATTAGCCTTGGTCTCGCTCGAACATCCAGCCAGCCCCTATCTGGTGACTGATCATTCGGTCGCTTCCAACGCCTTGAGCGCGGCGAGCGCAGCCCTGAAGGCCTCCACGGGGTCAACCTGCGCGACTTCCTCCCCCGTCTCGTCCGCCGTGGCCGGCTGCGGGTCGACGATGGCCGCCAGCGCGTCGAAGCACGCGACCGTGGCAGCGGTGCGCTCGTCTACGTAGGTTGGCTGCACGAACACGAAGTCCTTGCCCTGCGAACACGGCTCCGACACCTCCGACGCCTTGACCACTTTGCGCGTCCCATCGCTCATGACGGCGATGAATACCATGCCGTTCTTCTCGGCCTCGGCAAGCGCTTCCGCGTCGTAGCAGGTCAACTGCCCCTCGACGTTGCCAACAGGGTCATGCGCCATGTAGTCGACGATGTATGCCATTTGCATTCCTCTCTATCCAGTCGTTCCGACAGTTGAATACGATGTGAAGAGACCGTTGATCGTGTTTATAACGAAGGTTCCGAAATGCCATCCGACCGTACCGTCGTGATTGTCGTGCACCTCTGAGACCAAGGGTTGAGACACGGAGCCGGTTCGTCCGTAGGTCGTGGTAACGTTGCGGTCGGACGTCGCTGCAGTGGAGATGATTGGAGATGATATGCGAATACTTCCCTGCGCCTGCATCTGGATTCCGTAATAGACGGCCCCCGTGTCCGTATCACGCATCGACGCCGTGTAGTCGATGTATCCGACTTTTGTCGGGGTGCTTCCATTGGTGGTGCGGTAACCGGCGAGCTCGCCCGCCGATGTGAGCATGGTGTACCAATTCGTGTAGCCGCACTTGAACGTCCCGTTTGCCGTGATGTTGTTGGCGGTCATGTAGTTTGTCTTGAGCGTACCGGTGGTGAGGTTCCAGCTGTTTCGACCGAGCTTATCGGCTATGGTGCCGGTGGCCATGTACGAGGCGTTCACGTACAGCAGCCCGTTGCTCATATAAATCCCCTGGTCGGCACCGTTGTTGGTCAGGCGGTCGAAGATGGCCCTCTGGTCCATCTGCTCGTCGTAGGCGCTCAGGATTCCGTCTGCGTAGTCCGCCGCGTTCTTCTGCTCGATGGCGTGGCGTGCCCCCGTCGCGGCATCGGCGTAGTCCTTGACCGCGCTCGAGTAGGCTCCGTATGCGGAGTCGTACTCGTACATAGCCGCCTTCAGGTCCTCGGCGGTCTTGCACTGGAGCACCTTGTCGACCTTGTCGGCGTAGGCACCGTACGTGCCGCCCTCGTTGGTCGTGCCGAAGGCCTTGGCGTAGCGCGGGCCGAGCACCGCAGCGACGAACTGGGTGCTCAGCGCCTTGTTTGACTTCAGCGCGTTGAATTGGCTCGTCGCCTCCTCGCGCTCCTTATCGACGCCCTGCTTGGCCTTCCTGACCGCCGCCGCCTCGGCTTCGGTCACCACACCGTCTTTGGCGAGGTCCTGCACCGTCGTGTCGAGGCCATTGAGCGAGCCCGTTAGGTCATGTGCGCTCTGATAGGCCTTGTTGTACGCCGCCTCGAGGACCGGCGCTGTATGGGTCACGGAGCCATCGCCGTATGTGACGCGGTCCATCGACCAAATGAAGTATCCGTTCGCCCATTGCGGAATGTCCTCAGACCACCCCAACTCAGGATTCTGGGCATTAATCGGCGGCACGCTGTCAGACTGATTCTTGGCATAGAGCTTCACGCGCGAGACGATGGCGCTCCCGGCCATCTGGTTGGAGCCGTTGATGGCCTTGGCGAGGCACGGCGCCGTGTAGGTTGTAGAGCCATCCGTCCACGTGATCTTGCTGCGCGTCCAGATGTACCTGCCCTTTGCCCACGCGGGCTGAGCCTCCGACCAGCTGCCGCCGGTCTGCGCAGTGCTGCTTGTTGACAGGTAGTACTGCTCCACGATGCCGCTCACGCCGGTACCGGTCTGGCCCTTGTCCCCCTTGGCGCCGTCGGTGCCGTCCCTGCCGCTGATGCACACGGGCTCGCTGTACTCGATGTCGCCGGACTGCATGGTCGTCTTGGTGCGCGTCCAGATGTACTTTCCCGACACCCATTGCGGCGCGGTGGTCTGCCATCCGCCCTGCGGCTCGGTGACGCGCGATGAACTCTGGGCGTACTCGACATCGACAGACGCGATGACGGCATCGGCGACGGCGATGTCCTTGCCGTTGAGCTTGGCGCCGGGGCCGAGGTGGAATTCGCTGGCATCGAGGTTCCAGTAATTTTTGCCGCTCTTGTCCTGAATCGTGCCCGCCTTGATGAGATTGGCGCTGATGGTACCGGAGACGATGGCATCGGCCACCAAGCCATGGCCGTTGCCGAGCGTGCGGAAGTTCCACGTGCCATCAGAATTCTTACCGCCGGCGATGCGGAAGTAGCCGCCGCCGATCTGGATGCACATGGTCGGATTGGCATCCTCCGGCTTGTCGTAGACGAAAAGGCCCTTGCCGGGCTTGATGTAGGTGTAGCCGCCGGTCTCGTTCATCACCTTGTTCAGGCCGTCGATAAGGCCGTTGAGGTAGGCGCTGCCGAGCGTGGCGGCGCTGTCCCAGCTGCCTGCGCTGCTGGTCAGCCGGTCGATTGTCTGCTGCACGCGATCGGAGCGCTTGATGATGCCCTCGATGACGTTGCCGACCTTCACAGTGGACGGCGAGCCGTCACCGAGCAGGTCCTCCACGATCTCCAAAACGCGACCGCTCAGGCGCAGCGGCTTGGGGAATGTCGTGTCGACCATCTGGAGGTTGTCCCCGAGGTCGCAGGCGTTGGCATCGAACCCCGCGCGACCGAGGGCCTCGACCGTGCCCTCGTAGCTCACGATGGGCTTCGAGCGCTCGGCGAGCGCCGCCCTGCCCTCAGCAAGCAGTACGGCCTTGTCCTCGCAGTCTCCGTCCTCGAAGATGCCCTCGGTGTGCACGAGCGACCCATCTGGGCCTGGCACGCCCCAGACCTCGAGCAGTGAATCATCCTGGATGTACTCCTTGCCGCCGTTGATGTCGGCGAATGTGATCTTGCGCGAGTAGCCGCCCGTCTCGTTGCCGTCATCATCGGTGGTCTGCACGCCCTTGCCGTAGCAGTACAGGCGCGTCACCACGTCATCTGCGGACAGCACTCGGTCGATACCGGACAGACCGCTGCCGTAGTCGAGGCGCAGTGCGGTGCTGGCGCGACCCAAGCGCTTGACCAGACGGACCGAGCGCTTGGCAATGGAGTTGCCGTCTGATGACAGCTCGATTACAGGCTCGACCTCCATTTTGTATGCTTCGGCGATGTCGCCGATGGAATCTAGCGATGATTGATGGTAGACGCTGTACGTGCCGCCGCCCTCGTCGCACTGGCCTACCGACCATCTAGTGCCTTCGAGCGCCTTTGCAAGAGCCTGCGCGGGCGTGTCGTTGGAGCCGCGGCGTAGCGTCGGCATGAAGTGCCGCGATAGCTCCTGCATGGAACCGTAGCAGTTGACGGTGCAGACAGGCACGCTCTTCGCCCTCGACTCACGCGAGGACATGACGATCCACTCGCACGTGCGCCCCATGGAATCTGAGTACACGATGCGGTCGTACTTGTCGACGCCGTTGTCCAGCAGGACGAGCTCGACCTTGTCGACGCCGCACTGGTCGACATTCCGCGTGCGCGTGGCCTGCATCGGCGTGAGCTCGCCGAGGTATGCGCCGAAGCGGTTGAAATGGATGAATCTCTTGGACATCTGACCGTCTCCTAGGGGATGAGCCAGAGCGGCTCAAATGATGTCGTGATACTGCTTGCACCGACCACTGTGATGGTCGTGTCCCCTACTGGCAGGTCGAAGAAATCCGATGTGAGTGTCGGGCAGGTAAGGACGTCATCGATGTACACGCCGCGAGATTCGGTCGGCGAGGTCTCGATGATGGCGGTGGAGCCGGCGGCAAAGTTCCTCTCGGCATCGACCTCGATAAACGCGCCGTCCGCCCGGGAGATCTTCAGCTTCCTCTCGGCCTTGAGCGTGGCGGTGAATGTCGGGAACACCCGGCAGTTGCCGCTCACGGTCAGTTTCGTACCGCTCACCGCCGTTTTCCTGCCGTACAGCATGGGCATGGCGCTCATCGTCAGGTCGATTTCGTAGTAGGCGAACACGCCGCCCTGCCAGACCTCGCTTGGATTGGAGGACTCGAGCCTGCCGACGAAATCTCCGGGGAGCGCTCTCCACGTGATGCGGGCGTCACGGCCCATGATGGAGCCAAGCGCGACCTTGGACTTGACCGCCTCCTGCCACGTGCCGACCGTGCGCAAGTGGAGCGTCACCGCGCGCCGGCCGGCATAGGCGAGACCGCTGCCGTCTGTCAGCGAAAGGTCACGGGAGCCATGGGCCCCGGTGACGGTCGCGTAGGACGTGTCGAACGAGATGGCATCGACCTCCGGCGCGGAGGTCAGGTACCAGCCCATATCGCCGAGCCTGATGCCGTTCACGGTGACCGTGCCGTCATCGACGAACATGTTGTTGCGCGAGTAAACGCCAAGGCGGGAATCAGCCATTTAGACCTCCATTGCGGAACGCTTGCCGAGTTCGGAATCGATGGACGGTGCGAGCAGCATGGCGAGCGTCTTTAGGTCGACATCGAGCTTGAGCGCGCCGATCTTGCTTAGCGCAGTAACGATAGCGAGCACGATGTCATCCACGGATAGACCGCCAGCGCCACCAGATGCCCCATGGGCGCCGTTTGCGGACGCACCGAGCGACATACCGGTTGCAAAATCCATGGCGGCTTGTGCGCCGCTCACGCGGTCCACGAGGGCATCGGTCATCCTGTCGGCATCGGAGAGCAGCGCAGGGGTGTTCCGCTTGATACCGACGCCGATGCCGGACGGGATGAACTTACCGACCTTGTCGCGGAAGACACGCGAGGGCGAGTGGATGCCGAGTGCGCTCATCGCCTCGTCGACCAAGCCCGAGAGCGCATTCCTGATGTTGTTGTACAGGCCACCGATGGCACCCGAGATGCCGTTCCAGAGACCGGCGATGATCTGGCTGCCGGCATTCCAGAGCCACGTGCCGGCACCCGAGACCGCAGCCATCGCGGCGTTGTAGATTCCGCTCAGGATGCCGCCGAGGGCCCCGACCGCGCCGCTGGCGATCTGCTTGCAGCTCTGCCAGACCTGGGACCAATTCCCCGAGATCAATCCTGCAACCAAATTGACGACGCCCTGCACGATCTGTGCAATCGAGCTGATCACCTGGTTGACGGACGCGACGATTCCGGAGATGAACGGGGCCATCGCCGCAAAGGCAGGCTCAAGCGTTCCAACCAAAAATTGAACAACCTGCTCGATTACGAAGCCCGCGACCGTCATGAATTGGTTGAGCGCACTGCCGACCACCTCAAGCGCATCGCCGATGAGGTCCATGACGGTCTCAAAGGTCGAGCCGAGCTGGTCGAGCCACGGGCTGCACTGTGTCAGCAGGTCGGAGACGCCCTGAATGACCGCCGTGATGATGGGCAGCAGTAGCGACTCGATTCCCGCAAACAGCTGTCCGATGAACGACAGAACGCTGCCGGCCAAAATGATCAGGCCGTCAAGCAAGCTCGTGAGCGGAGGTAGGATTACCGTCAGGATGTTGGTCAGCGGCTCGATAAGCTGGGAGATGCAGTCGAGCAAAGGCTGCAGGATTTCAGCTGCCACGGGGGCGAGCTGGGCGATCACGGTGCCGAGCGTCTCGAAAATCTGGCTCATGCACTCGACAAGCACCGGGAAAATCTCGGATGCCGCGCTGGTGCATTTGTCGAAAATACCCTGAAGCACAGGGGCGAGCGTGGACACCGCGCCCATGAGCGCGGAGCTGACCGTCTCGGCAACTTGCGCGAGAGTCTGCTGCAGCTGGGGGCTGATCATGACCAGACCGGCGAGGAGCGACAGCACGATACCGACGGGACCTCCGAGCAGCTTGAGAGCGCCGCTGAGCAGCGAGGACTCACCGACAAGACCGGACAAGGCCGTGCCGACAATCGGAATGTTGCTCACAAGCTCACTGATGGTTCCAAGAAGCCCAGTACCTCCAATGGCGGCTACCAGAGAGCCGACCACGGGGATTGCTGCCATGATGCCGCTGGAAAAGCCCGAGAAGCTGTCACCGTTGAGAACGGCGGTTATCTTCTCGAAAGCGCCAACGATCATCGGCGCGATGGTGTTGGAGACGAGATCCCCCCACTGCTCGAAGACGGGGGTCAGCTTCGTGGTCACGGCATCCACCAGAGGGATGGCGGCGTTGAAGATGTCGCGCAGGCCGTTCAGGACGGGGGTCATGGCCTTCTCGCCGAGACGGCTCAAAGCTGCCTTGACGTTCGCCATCGCGCCCTTGAAGGTGCCGCCAGCGGACTGCGCCGCGCCGCCGAGGTTCTCCTGCATGGCGGCTGCGAAGTTCTCGAAGTCGACCTTGCCGGAGGACACCATCTTCTGGGCCTCCTCGGCGGTGATGCCGTAGTGCTTGGCGAGGAATTGCAGGATGGGGATGCCCGAGTCGAGGATCTGGTTGACCTGCTCGCCCTGCAGCTTATTTGAAGCAGCCACCTTGGAGAAGATGGAGCCCATCTCCGTGAAGTCTCGACCTGAGATCTGGGCGGAATCGCCGACCGTCTTGAGGACGCTCGTGAGCTGGTCGCCCTGCTTGACGCCGGATGCCACGAGCTGGGATGCCGTGGTGGCTGCGTCTCCCAGACCGTAGGCGGTGCCCTTGACCGAAGCCAGAGCGTTGTTCATGATCTCGTCGATGCTGCCTGCATCGTGTCCGAGACCCTTGAGCTTGGCGCGTGCGTCCTCGATGCTGAGGGCGCGGTTGAATCCGCCAGTCACGGCAAGTTTGCCAAGCATGACGGTGGCACCGGCACCCACGCCGACGATAGCGGTGGAGATGCCCTTGAATGCGCTGGCTGCGGAAGAGCAGATTTTGCCGATTGCGGACATGCCGGCGGAGACGGCGCCTTTCGCGCCCTCGATGCCGGTCTTGGCGAAATCGGGCAGCTTGTCGAAAACGGATTTCGCCGCCGCCTCGACGTTGCTGAACCACGCGTGCGCGGTCGAGCATACGTTTTTAATCGGCTGCGGGAGCCTGGACGCGATGTTGCCGACGACCGTCTGCACCTTGCCTCCGGCGCGTGACAGGCCGTCCGAGATGGCGTTTCCGATCTCGGCCGCGGCAATCTGCATCTTGTCCTTGGCGCTGCTGGCGAAGTCGGCGATGGAAGCCTTCACCCTGGCGAGACCGGCTGTCGCCTTCGCCGCGATCGGGCCCCACATGTCGATGCCCGATGCGGCACGGACGAGGGAACCCAGAGCGCCCGCCATACCGGTGGCGGAGCTCTTGCCTGCGTCCAACGACTTGGCACCGGCAAGGAAGTTCTTGGCGGCGCGGGCGAAGGCGTCGGAGGATTGGTTCGTATATTGGGCCAACTCCTGCTGCGCCTTGGCGGCGGACTCGTTGACGATATTCAGCTTCTCGGTCGCGTCCTTGACGGCGGCGGCGCTCTGCTCGGATTTGCGGCGTGCGGACGCCAGGCGCTCCTCGGCGGCGACTGCCTGCGTGGAGCCCTCGCCGTACTTGGCGATGGCATCCTGCAGCCTCATCTCAGCCACGCGGACGCGCCCGGCATCGTCCGCCTGCTTCATGCGGGCCTTGCTCAGCTCGTTGGTCGCGGCTTTGACATCATCGGTGAAGACCTTTAGGGCATCGTCGGCGAGCCCCTTGGACGATGCGGCGAAGGACTCCTTCAGCTGCTTACCGAGCTGTCGACCGCTTATGCCGCCGGCGTTCCTGAATGCGCTTTTAAATGAATTGCTGGCTTCGTCTCCGGTCGACTTTACCTCTTTGTTGACCTTGGAGCGGAAGCCCGTCATCACGGGGAAAATCGAAATATGTGCGGAACCGACCTCAGATGACATGCGCGATCTCCCCCGATCTCGTTACTCGTAAAGCGAAGCGAACAGCGGCGCCATGTTCTCTGCCGCCTTCTGCGCTTCATCGCCAGAGGCCTTGAAGGAGGCAGCGCGGAACTGCTCTTCCTCGGTCGGGATAGGAGATGGGAACTTGTTCTGCGTCAGCGCCGCCACGGTGAACATGTCGGCAAAGCTGGTCGGGTATTTAAGCCCGGCCACGTGCGCCCCAGTCGAAGTCGAGGGGTCTCCGGAGAGCGCCCCGAACAGCGCGATCGCGTCCGCATAGCGGAGCCTGCTTCCGAGGTCGGCCTGCAGGCTCCATCCCCTTGCCGCGAAATCAGCCCTCGCGGCGTCCTCGTGCTCCTTCAGCTCGGCGATGAAGCGGGCTATTCCCCCAGGGTTGCTCCCTGGGCCTTAGCCAACTTCTCGCCGAAGACCTCGAGGATCTTGACCATCGTCTGAAGCGGCTCGGACTTGAAGCGCTCGACGGCATCGGTACCGCCCTTGCCGCCCTCGATGAGTGTGCAAAGGTGCTCGAAGGCATCGTCATCGGTGCCGTTCTGGATTGCGGACACCTCGGCGTAGCTCGGGCACATGGGCAGGCGGTAGATGTTGCCGGCGGACGTGCGGACGAACAGCGTGTTGTCGCCGATCACATACATGACCTTGTTCGCATCGGCGATGCGCTCGAACTCGGCCTGCTCCTTCTCCTCGGTCCAGTTCTCGAAATCCTCGACGGTCGGCTCGAACTCTTTCTCTTCAGCCATCTCGACTTTCCCTTCTCTCGAATGGCCTCTTACGACATGGACATTGTTCGGCCGGGGTCCCCCGATAAAAAAGGGCACCGCGCCGAAGCGCGATGCCCAACAAGAGAAGGGAAAGCTGTGTTTCGCTTAGGAATTCTTGCCAGCGGCGGCAGAAGAGGCAGTCGCCGTGACATCGGCCGGAGTGCAGTGGGCCTCGATGTAGGCCTTGCCCTCGTAGAGGTCGTCGCGCACCCACTTGACGGTGATGGCTCGACCGAGGACGGAGCCGCGCTCGGCCTGACCCGGCTCGTTGGCGGTCACCTGGATGACGCCGGCACGGCGGTCGACGTTGCCGTTCTTGTAGGTGATCTCCTCGTACGCCATCCACTTGGTGTCGGGCGTGAAGGTATCGACGGCGATGACGCCGTCGGCATCGGGCTTCTCGCCGAAGCAGAACTCGCGTGCGAGGTCGGTGTCCTCGGCGATGGTGAATGCCGTGGAGATAGTGCTCTCGCCGTTGAGGGTGTAGCCCTGCTGCCAGAACTCGATGGCATCGCCGGACTCGATGGAATCCTGGGGAGCGCCGTCGTTAGTGAGAAGACCCAGGCAGGAGGTGCCGCGGGCGTACACCTCGGGCAGCTTCGGGGTGGCGTTCTTCTTGCCGATCATGGTGCGGGTGATGACGTTGTCCTCGGCGTACGGGACGATGCAGATTGCACCGGTTACGGGCACGCCTACGTTTGCAAGGTCGTTACCCTGCTTGTCTTTAGCCATTGCAGGCTCCTTTCCAGGGCAAAGCCCTAACCTTAATCCTCAATTGCACCGACGACCGAGTACTCGACCGTCATGTAGCACTTGCTCGAGTCGTGCTGGTCCGTCACGCGGTACGGTCCGTTGCATCCGTCATCGATGACGGCGGCGATGGGAGACCCCTTCTCGTAGGCGATGGTCGGCGATGTGAGCGCGGCGAAGGCACGTCGGGCAAGCTCTCCGGCCTGTAGTGTGCTCTGGCGGTTCCCCGCATAGATCGAGACGCCGACCGAGCGGTCGAAGGTGGTGAGCCCAGTCTTCTGCCCGCCATCGTCGCGTACCACGCAATACGGAGTGGAGCCGTCATAGCTCGAGGTCTCACGGTTGCTGACCTCGATGTTTATCGACTTGCTGCCGAGGACGGCACGGAGGTATCCGCAAAGGAAAAGCTCCAGATCAGGAGGAACCACCGTCTGCATCTACTTCACCGCTTTCAGGGCTCGGGCGAGATAGCCGCCCTTGGATTCGAGCAAAATCGTCTTCCAGTCATGGCCGACCACGCGATAGCTGTTTCGGTGCGCCGACTTGTGGACCTCGATGCGGAACCCATCGCGGTACGCACCTGTATCCACGGGAGCGGTCGCGCGGATGTTGGCGAGCGCCTGCTGCGCCTTGGACATGCACATGTTCTCGACTCCTGCGCTGTGGAGGATGTCATCGAAGAACTTGTCGTTGAACTTGACTTTCGTCTGGCCTGCGGCAGGCATCAGCCTTCCACCTCCTGAAGTCCGACCTCGAGGGTCGGTTGCCAACCCGTGAACGGGTTGGCATCGACAGACGGCATGACATCCACCGTGTATACGTGCGAGCCGTCCTTGATTCGGTCGCCGCGCCTGATGTCGACCGTGGGGTCAGCAACCGTGAGCGTGGCATCGGTGGCTACCTGCTCGCGTGCGCCATCGGGGCTCATCACGGACGATGATGTCGAGATAAACCCGTTAAACGCGAGCTCATCGACCTCACCGTCCCAATTGGGCACCTTGTGGAGTGGATTGTACGGGTCGTATTCGCCCTCGGCGCGAAGGCGCTTAAGCGGTCGACCGAATCCGTCAAAGCACGATCTTGGACGTCCGCTCATGGGAGCCTCGCAATCCTGTACCTGTCGAGAATCTCGCGCTCGTCCTGCATGAGCTGGATGGACGTAGCGCCGGAACCGCTGAATGCGTAGCTGACGGATGCACCGTTGACGCTCTGGGAGCGCACGGTGCCCGCGGGGGCGCTCGCCGCTCGGCGGGAGACCTGCAGCGCGACCGCGATGATGTCCGGCACGTCATCTGGGTTGAATCCGGCGGTGACGGTATACACGATGCCGCTCAGGCACGGCTCGACGGGCGCAGCGAGCTCGACAAGGCCTGCCGTGTTCCACTGCGCACCTTCCAGAAGGTCGGTGCCGTCGGTCAGCGCTAGCTTCGTGACCTGGGTCACGTTGAGCGCGGGGATGCGGATGATCTTGCCGCCAGCGGAGCCGACCCTACCGGACAGCTCCATCGACGGCGCGATATGCCATCCGCAGTAGCCGCGGATGGCGCTCACGGCGGCGGCGTTGAACATGGGGGCATCGAGCCCGCTGTAGTCGGTATGGTCGCCGAGGAAAGATTCGGTCATGATGCCCCTTCCAATCAGTCAGCCGAGGCTATTTCGTGGCCTTGGCGGTCTTGGCGGTCTTGGCGGTCTCGGTATCGGCCGCGGGCTCGTCGGACTGGACCGCGATGTTGGAATCGTCGGACTGCGTGGCGACCTTGGTCTCGTCCGTGGACACCTTGACGAAGGCGTACGGGTACTTGACCTGCAGCGTGCAGCGCTCCTTCAGGCGGAAGGCGGTGATGCCGGAGCCGAAGTTCTCCTTATGGGAGTCGCTGGTCTTCAGCGTGCGCGCGCCGCGGGAGAGGACCTTGCCGGTCTTGAATGCGCCGACCACGCAGTTGCCCTTCGCCTGGGTCGGGGTGACCACGGTCGGCAGGCCCCACGGGGTCTGCTGGATGACGAGGGTGCCGGTGCCGTTGTAGGGCGGCAGGAAGAAGCCGCCGCCGTAGTACTGGCCGTTCTTGTCGCGCTTCAGGCGCAGGGTCTTGTAGTCCTCGGGGTTGATGACAAGGCCATCAGCAGTGCGGTTGACGTTCTTCTTGATCATCGTGACTGCCGTGAAGATGCGGTCCTCGAGCGGCTCGGTGCTGGTGTTGTCGATGACGGAGTCGGTCGGGATTCGAGCGACAAGGCCCTTGATGTTGTCGCTGGTGCCGTCGCCGTTCCAGATCTTGTCCTCCTTGACCAGGTCGAACTCGTAGTCGTTGTGGTCGTTGATCTCGGACACCACGTAAGGCAGGTCGTCGATCATGTCGTCGGTGATCTCCCACAGGTCCGTGATGGTGTGGAGGGAATCGTTCTCCCAGGTGGGGTCGGGGAAGTGGGTGTGTGCGGCAGCTGCGCCCTCGGCGGTCTCGCCGGGCTTGCCCTCGAGCTTGCTGTAGACCGGGTACTTCAGCACCTGACCGCCCATGGTGCCGGTGCCGAACAGATTGACGATGAGCAGGTCCTGACGCGGAGCGAACACGGGGGTGTCAAGCTCGGTGAGGTACGGGGCGTTAGAGCCGGTGGGGCCACCGGTGAGGTTCACGTCGGTAGCGTCCTTGACGTTGAACTCGGAGGTTTCGAAGTTGATAGTCTTAGCCTGAGCAACGTCGAGGCCCTTTGCCTTCAGCTCGTTGGCGAAATGCTCGCCGATGCTCTTGGCGGTCACGGCGTTCTCCTCCTTCTTCTGCTCGGGGTTCTTGCCCTCGGCGGCGTTGTCGAGAATCTCGGCACCGTCCTTGAGCAGGGCGGCGCGCTCCTCGAGCTTCTTGGCCTCGGAGACGTGCTGCTTCAGCTGCTCGAACTCCTCATCGGTGAGGTTCTCCTCGCCCTTGGCGAGAATGTCCTGTGCCGCCTTCTTCTCGGCGGCGATACGCTCCTTAATGCGCATGTTTGTCCTCCTAATCGGTGACTGCTCCGCCGAGGTATTCGGCGATTTTCTCTATCTCAGACTTGCGCTCGGCAAGTGCATGAGCCTTCTCGTCGGTCTCATCGGATTCATCTGAATCGTCATCTGAGCCGACATTCTTGAGCACATCCTGCAGGCAGTCGATGGCCTGCTGGATGAGGGACTCGTTGTCCTTGGAGATGGCGCGACCGCTCTTGACGTCGGTGACCTCGGCCTGCTGGTTGCAGGCGATGGGCACCACGGAGACCTCGAAGAGCTTGACCTTCTCGATGCGGCGGTGCGACAGCTGGTCGCCCTCGTCCTTGACCCATGCGGTCTTCTGCGCGAGGAAACCGACCGACATCTGGTGCACGAGGCCGCGCTTGAGCAGGCCGTACGCCTTCTTGCCCTCATTCGTGTCGAGGTCGAACTTGAACTTGACGTTCAGGCCCTTCTCGTCCTCGCAAGCGGAAAGGGACTCGCCGATGCAGTTGAGCGGGGAATCGTAGTTGTGGCCCCAGTAGAGCGGGATTCCCGCGCCGCCGTCCGGGTAGTCGGCGGAAAGCGTCTCGGCGTATGCGCCCTTGGTGATCTCGTCGTCGATGAGGTCGCGCTCCCAAGTGGAGGCGTAGCCCTCGAACACGCCCTCCTCCTCGGGGACGGCCTTGACCTCGAAATTGAGGAAATCGAGCTTGCTCATCTTGTTACCTCCCGTTCGGGCTCGCGCCCGTCTGGGCGTTCTGGGTATTGCCGCCGTCCTGCGGGGACGGCTGACCGCCTTGGGTGACGTTGAGCGGGACGATCACCTCGTCGCCGTCATCCTTGGCGGGAAGGTTGAGCTTGCGTCGGCCCTCGTTCAGGGACATGAACGGTCGACCGGTCGCCGTGCTCAACGCCTTGTATTGTTCGCTGGGGGTACCCCGCAGCTGCGCGTCCATGTTCGCGAGGATGAAGACGTCCTCCTCGCCGACCGCCTTGGGGATGACCTGATTCAGCTGCTGCTCGAGCTGGACGACATACGGGGACAGCTCGACGTTCCAAAGCTGGTCCTTGTAGGCCTCCACGCTCGACTTGTTGCCGGTGCGGATGCCGACGTTCTCGGGCGAGATGTGGTATGCGTTGCACACCGCGATGCCGATACGGTCGCGTGCATCGAGGTCGGCCATGTCGACGGGCTTGAAAGCGTCGACCGTGATGAGTTCCATGCCGTCCTCGAGCAGGGGCCAGCCGCCGTCCTTGCCGCCGCCCTTGCGGTAGGCGCGCATGCCCTGGATGAAGTCATTGCGCGCCTGCTCGCTCGCCCACTGCATACCGGCGGGTCGCTTGATGTAGGCGGGGATGCGACCGCCGTTCTGGGCGATGAAGCGGCGGTAGCTCGCCAGCTCGCGCGCCTCGGTGAGCAGCGGCCCCAAGGCGCCGGACATGGGCTTGGGGTTGCCGACCGCGCCGGGGTAGCCGAGCGACAGCAGGACGTTCTTGTTCGGCAGCTCGTAGTTGACCTGACCGTTGGGAAGCGTGATCTGGACTCCCATCGGCTCCGCGAGCGCGTTGTACCGCACGGAGTACGTGCCGTACGGGATGCGGCGCAGGCGGTAGTCGTAGTCCTTGTCCATCGTGAGCAGCATCAGCCACTGGTCGTTGAGCATCATGTCGACCACCAGCGAGTGGATGAGGCGGTAACGGGTCTCGTTCGCAACGTAGCTCGGGTCCGCGATGAGCTTGCCGATTTCCGAATTTGGTGCCTCCTCGCGGTCGCCGTTGGGCTTCACGCGGTAGGCGTGGAACGGGAGCGCCGCGATCTTGCTCGCCACGAAATCGACCACCATGCGCACGTTGTACTCCGCGGCCCACAGGTCGCGGCGGTCGTAATCGCCGAATGCGATGTCCTCGGCGAGACCGGGGGAAATGAACGGCGCACTGGAAATCACGTGCCGCACGGCGTCCTCGGACTGCTCGGCAGCGCCGGATTTGCCCGTGAAGCCATCGTAAGCCGCCTTGATGCGGTCGGAAAAGCGCATGTGTCAGCTCCTAGATAATCGTCAGCGGATAGGGCGAAGGCTTGGCCTTGGGCTCCGGTCGCTCGCAGTTGCGGAGCGCCCATAGCGCCTCGCTCGCGGCGACCACCGCCGAGATCTGACCCTGCGATGCCCTGCGCGTCCAGACATCGACCTCGCCGAGCTTTCGCGTCACGGCGCACTTGAGCTGCTGCGTGAGGACCGGCTGGTCGGTGTGGCGGATGGTCCCGTCGAGCACCGCATCCTTGAAGCTGCCTGCTACGGAGCCGAGCTTGCTGCCCTCGATGGCATGGACCGTCCATCCTTCTTCCTCAAGCATGTCGCGGAAGTCCCCCGCAGGGCATCCCTTCGACTGCAGGGCGACCTCGTCGATACCCCATGCCTCCTGCACGGACTTGAGGTATTTCGGCACCCACAGGTTGCCGTCGCGCCGCGCGATGACCTCGACGTGATCCATGCCATCGCCCCTCGCGCCTGCCACCGCGATGTAGGTTGTCTTGCGGTCCTCGCTGGTGTCGATGGCGAGCACGACGCGCTCGTCCTCGGGGATTCGGCTGTCGTTGTCGGTGAGCGACTCCCATGTCTCGACATCAACGTAGGGGTCCACGTCGGCCGTGACCCACTGGCACAGGACCTCGGTGCGGAAGGACGCCTCGGTCATGCCGTCGATGTCGGACTTGAGCGACTTGAGCGTCATGCCGCCGTAACCGCACGAGGGGTTCGCCTGCAGGAGGTCCTCGTCGCTGTCCAGCTCGCAGCCGTCGCGACCGGACCACTCGAAGATGCCTATCGCGTTGTCGTGCTTGTCGGCCCACTCAAACGGGTCCATGCCGCGCTTCTCGACGAGCTTCTCCCAGCTGGCGACCACCTTGAGCGCTGCCTTGCGCTGCGCGGCGAGAACGACCGACTTCGCATCGCCGGCGTTGGAGATTCCCCAGAGCTGACCGCTCCAAAAAGATTTCGTGGTCTGCGAGGTGGCGTTCCAAGCGACCCAGTTCTCCTGCTCGCGCAGCTCGTCCATGAGGACACGTGCGGCAGGCTTGCCGCGGGCGTTCTTGGCGGCGCGGATCTCGTAATGAGCCAGCGATGCCGCCTGGATGTACTCCTTGCCGTTGGTGTCCGAGACCTTGTTGGTCGCCTCCTGCAGATCGGCTATCGCGACTTCCGACTCGGCCTCGCTCGGCGGCTCCGGGTTGCACCACAGGCGAACCTGCGACCAGGGCTCGCGCGCGATGTCGAGGTTCTGGGCGGTGCCCACGATCTTGAACTTCACGGGCGGCACGCGCTCGGGGTGGCGCTGCGAGTCGACGAACAGCCACCAGCTGGAAAGCACGCTGGCGAGCATCGTCTTGCCGTTCTGTCGCGCCACGAGGACGATGACCTTCTTGAAGCGGTAGCTGCCGTCCTCGTTCAGCTCGAGTGCGTGGATGAGCAGCCACTTCTGCCACGGTCGCAACTCGACGTGGAGCACCTCGCGGGCGTAGTCGATGACCTCGAAGCCCAGCGACGTCTCGGGCGTGAGCTCGCGCAGCGGCTTGGTCCAGATTCGCGGCTCGGCGTAGCCCTTCTCTTCCACCTTGACGCGGAGCGTGCCCATCAGCCGTTCACGACCTTGAAGCCGGAGGTGAATGCCGCCAGCGAGCTCGACTTCTTCCTCTGCGGCTCGGCCTTGATGGACTTGTCGCAGCTCGGGTTCAGCTTCAGCGCGTCCAGGACTTTCAGGTACTGGCTCACGGTGGTCGTGTCGGGCTTGTCGGCGGCGTTTATCCAGTCGTGCTGCTCAAGCTTATCGAGTTTCTTCGCTAAAGACCGCCCCAGACGGACTGTAGCCACGAATTTCGGGGCGATATTGCCGTACTGGTCTCTCAACCAGTCGGCGTGCAAAACGGCATCTTCAAACGTCTCTGAGAAGCCTTTAAGATCGTCCAACTTCATCCAAAATCACCTCGTCCGCCGGCTTTTCGGGGCATGTTCCCCGAACATCAATTAAAAACACCCCTCTACCTGCGGTAATTCCAAATCGGAATATCGGGGAGAGAGGAAGAAGGCACACGCGGATGGTAGTCCGCTAAACCCGCAGGTAGATCGCTTACCGCCCCTCCCCGTCAGTCCGCAGTCCACTTGCGGCTCAGCACTCCCAGGCTCACGGGCGGCTCGCCGTTGCCTCGTCTCGAGTTGCACGCGAAGTGCGCCGGCTCGAAGTTCGCCGGGTCCTCCTGCAGGTCCGGTCGCTTGCTCACGGGCACGCGGTGGTCCAGTGTCAGCGAGTCGGCGGTCGTGCCGGGGTCTGCCGAGTAGTCGATGGGCTGCCCGCAAAGCCAGCACACCGGGCGCTCGGCCTGGCACCTGGCGAAGAACTCCGCCTTGAGCCTGTGGAACCTTCGCGTCTGCACGCGGCCCGCACTGTTTCCTCCCATTGCTGCTGTCCCTTCCCTCTCATCTCTTCGTGCCAATGGTCGCGGTACCGTCCCCCGAATCGAAGCCGATGCACTCCACGCGGACGTAGATTCCCTGCGGGTCCGACCATCCCTTGCCCAAGTCGTGCTGGCAGATGAGCGAGTCGTCACGGATGACCCCGCATCTGGTCAGGCAGTCCTCGAGCGTCTTCAGCAGGTTGCTGGTGTCCGGCTTCGTGAGGTGCGGCTCGCCCTGCCGGTGGCTGCCGGTCACGTGGAAGCACCACCTGACGGTCAGTTTCAGCGCGCCGTCCAAGGGCTTATCGGGCACGCCGGCGGCGATGATGCGGGCGATGATCCTGTCCTCGGCCTCCTTCAGCTCGTCGGACTTGCGGATGCTTGGCTTGCCCTTGCGCATGAACGGGACGAGGTCGTTGTGCGTGACGGTGGGCACGGGCATGGCGAGAAACGCCGACCACTCCCCCGCCATCAGCAAAGCCCCCTGATTTGCGCGATCACGGCGAGGCAGCCCCACAGGATGAGCAGCAGCCCGAGCGCGACCAGCGCCAGCGCGACCAGATAGCCGACGAATGTCCATGGGTCGAATTTCATAGCGAACCCCTCTCGTTTGATTCAGTTGTCGAAAAAATTGAAAAGCGGCGAAACGCGGAATTCCCGTTTACACCGCGGGGGTTGGGTGTGGACCGTAGGCCACAGCGCACGAGTGCGGGCGCGGCTTTAGCCCGCACGCACGTGTCCACACTTAACCCTTGGGGTGTAGGGTGTGAAACTCTACTACGTAGTAGTAGTGTCACACCCCCTTTTTCACACCCGTGCGAAACTGAAAAAATACAGTGTCACACCCGTGGGTTAAAAATTTTGAAAGCTACTCGGAAAGGTCGATTTCTCCGTCGAATTCAAGTGCCTGGTTATCTTTGTCATAGATCAGGTTCGTGCCGTCTTTGATTCTGAAGGGACTCCATTTCGATACATTGCAGGTCCAAGATTTGAGCTGTGAACTGCTCACTGGATTCCCTCGGAATTCTCCGATTCGCTCCAAGATTGCATTTCTTGTCGGCTCAACCCCATCCTCGGCGCACTGCTCAATGGCTTCGCGGATCAGGCTTACCTTCTGTTGCTGCACGCTTTTATCGTTCTTGGCTTTAACATCCCTGCCCTTGGAGCGGCTGGCCCTCGGGTCGTACTCGCCCTCGCATTTCAGGTCCGCCAGGGCACCCGTCTCGTCCGGCAAATGAACGGGATACTCGAACCACAGGTTCTTCGGCTTGAAGCTGCGGAACTCGCGGAGCGTTCCCTCGATGCGCCATGCCGCCCATCCGCGCGACGATTCCTGCAAGTTCTCATGGATGGACTCGAGCTCGCGGCGCAACTCGATGGGCGCGCCGTTTGCCGACTCGTTCGCCCACTTCTGCAAATCGTCCGCCGAGTCGATGCCGACGAACTTCTCATCGGAGCGCCATTCCGGCAAGAACTTGTCGAAAGCAGCCCAGATGGCGTGCTGCCTGCGCCAGTCGTAATGCGCCTTGGTGCACTCGTCCGTCAGCTCCAGCGCGGTCATGTCCAGCAGCGCGTCAGGGTCTCGAGCGAAAACGCCCGAGCCCGAAGCGCGGTCCATGGAGCGTTTCTGTCCCTGCAGGCCCTTAGAATGGTGGTGGCAGTAGATGACGGCGCACCCGACCTGCTGGGCGACCTTGTCGAACTGGTTGCAGAACGCCGCCATCTGGTCGGCGCTGTTCTCGTCTCCCGTGATGACCTTGTAGATGGGGTCGATCACCACGGCGATTGGGCGCGTCTTGAGCGCACGGCGGATGAGCGAGGGCGCCAGCCTGTCCATCGGCACGGAGCGCCCTCGCAGGTTCCAGATGTCGATGTTCCCCACGTTCTCGGGCGCGTAGCCGAGCGCCCCGTACACGTCCTTGAATCGGTGCAGGCAGCTCGCGGAATCCAGCTCGAGGTTGACGTAGAGCACCCTCCCCTGCGCGCACCCCCAGCCGAACCACGGCCTGCCCTCGGCGATCGACACGCAAAGCTCGATGAGCGCGAACGACTTGCCCGCCTTGGACGGCCCCGCGAGCAACATCTTGTGGCCCTGGCGCAGCACCCCGTCGATGAGCGGCGGCGCGAGCTCGGGCATATCGTCCCACTCGGATGCCAAGTTCTCGGGATCGGGCAGGTCGTCGGTGGTCTCCTGCATCCAGTCCCACCACTCGGCCCACGATGCCCTGCCGCACGGCCCGCTCACGAGGCGCTGCCGCTCGCCCGAGCGCATGGCACCGGGCATCCTCGACAGGCGGCTCGGGTTCTTGTTCTGGGTGTCCGGGTCGAGTCCGTTCTTGCGGCAAACGTCGTACAGGCGCATGACGCGGTCGCGGTACTCGTTGTAGTCGCGGGCGTCGACCTTCACCACGGCGTGCAGGCTCTTCTTGCCGGAATCGACGATTGCGGCGCACGGCAGCTGGAGCTCCCGCATGAGCGCCAGCTGCTTCTCCTTGGGCAGCGTGTCGGATTCGACCAGGGCGTACTTGAACTCCGCGACGTTGGCGTTTCCCACGCCCTTGCCGTCGAGCGGGTTGATTCGGATCCATGCGCCGGCGCGTTCGTCGTAGGCGCCCAGGGCCTGCTCGATGGAGCCGTACTTCTTCAGCTCGCGCATCAGCTCGCCGGCGGTGCGCGAGTAGCAGCCCTTCGATTTTGGGAGCCACTTGCCCCCGCGGTCCCAGCTCTCGCACACGTAGCCGACAACATCGTCCTCGTCGAACAGGTGGCCGAGGTACTCGACGAGCTCCTCGGGGCCCGTTTTGCCGGTCTCGGGCAGCTCGACCGGCTCGACCCATGACGGGTCGATGAGTGCGGTCGAGATCTCGCCGTCCCACGACAGCGCCTCGCCCATTCCCTGGGACGCACGTGGCGGCACCCACCCGCGCTCGGTCGCCATCTTCGCGAGCGTGCCCGACTTGACCCTGGTCTGCCCCGAGCCGAAGCCGCGCCACTTGCGCTCGCACTCGCCCTCGTGGTATCTGCCGGCGTCCCTGCGGCTCCACTCGTTCCAAGCATCGAGCGGAAGCCCGCTCTCATGGAGCGCCATGCCGACATCAAGCCATTCCTGGTAGCTGAGCGTGGATGGGTCGATTGCCGAGAGCGCGTCCAGAAGGTCGCTGTGGTCATCCATTTCTATCTCTCCTTCCCGTAGTTCCTCTTGCGACACTTTGGACAGTACTTCCCCCGTGCGCTCAACTTCTCGAACGTCGCGCCGCATTTGGCGCACACGACTAAGCCGTAGCTGCGTTTAGCCTTGCGTCCCGAGTCCAGGCACTCGCGGCAGGTGCGCTGCGCCTTGTATTGCGGCCTGTAGGTCTTGCCGCAGCACGGGCACGTGCGCGGCCTCAACTCGGCGGTCACGATCGCCTCGTTCAGCTTCGCCATGGCGACGGCTGTGCGCAGCGACTCGGCATCGTGGTACGGGATACCGTGCCTGTTAATGTAGAGACGCTGCGCCTGCGTGACCATCACGAGGTTCTCGGGGTCGAAGTTCGTCATGTCGCGGTCGGCGAACATGACGCTCTCGCCCTTCTGGAGCTTTCGACCGTTGACCTGCTCCCAGATGAGCCGGTGCTTCGGCTTCCACCATCCGTGTGCGCGGTCGTCGGCATCCTCCTTTGGCACCTTGACCTCGATATATCCGTCCCTGCTCACGCGCTCGGTTCCGATGGGGCATTCGTTGTGGACTTCCTCGCCCTTCTTGAACTGGCACCTGCGGATGTTCGCCAGCTTCTGCTCGTCCTTGACGTAATCGGTCAGCTTCTTGCCCTTGTTGGGCGGAACGGTGCCCGGCGCGAACCTGCCGCCGAACGTGCCCTGCTTCAGGCCCAGAGTCGACTCGCGGTCTTTGAGCTGTGTGACCCTCAACCTTATATCGAACCTTTTCTCGAACTCGTCGATGATCTCGCCCTGGCTGTGGCCGGGGACGAATTCCCGCAGGAACTCGTCAAACTCCGGATGCTCGAGCCAGCGGACGGTGGTGCTCATCAGCTTCACGCCGTGCTTCGAGATGTAGCATTGCGCGGTCTGACGTTTCGGCTGGTAGCCGAAGGCGCACTCGAATGAGGCGAGGAGATCGTCCCATGAGCGGAATCGCGGGGCCATGTCGAGAAGCCACGCATGTTCCGCCTTCGTCATGACCCTGCTCATCGCTCTTACGCCTTCAGCATCGCGGGGACGCTCGCGAGCTTCGCGCCGGCAATCTCGGAGCGTGCGCGGATGATGCCCACGGCGGTGTTGGCGTTCTCGATGGCGCGTGCGCCCACATCGGAGACCGCCTTCGCGCGGTTGATCTCGCGCTCGATCGCCTCGTCATCGCCGTTGATGTCGAGCGACATCAGGTTGTCCAGCTCCTCGAAGAAGATGCCCTGGAGTGCGCTCAAGTCGGTCGAGCGCACGGTCTCGTGTCCTGCCATCTGTCTTGTCCTTTCCCTCTCTTTTGCGAGCTCATCGGTCTTCAACGCTCTTGCCGGCGACAATGTTGTCGGCCTTCATCTGCGACTTCAGGTACGGCTTGATCTCCTTGCGCAGCTTGTACAGGCAGTCGATTGCCTTGTCGATGTCCTCCAGCGTCCGGCCTTTGACCATGCACCTCCACACGTACTTGAAGGCGCAGCACCACCACCAGACCGCTATGGTGCAGCCCAGCGCTGTAGCAGCAGGCCATCTGCCGAGCGCCGACTTCATGGCACGGGAACACGTGATGAACCCATCGCCCCTGTAGTGCTCGGGACACCCGGCATCCCTCGTCAGCGTAATCTCTTCCTCATCCAGCTGCACTCCCATTACTTGCATTGCTCCTCCTCCATCTGCTTGCGTAACCGCGAGATATAGCTCAATGAGGTGCCGCAGCGCAGCGCTATTTGCTTGTTGGTTAGGCGCTTGTCTTTCAGTAGCTCTTTTGCGCGGGTTATCTTGGAGCTTTCTTTGCTGGGCATCAGCGATCCTCCCCTTCCAGCCCGAAGCACTCGGCTATCGCGGAGACGCGCTTCTCGAACTCGACCACGGCTTCATCGGCAAGATCAGGACCGACCTTCGTCCAAAGCCACGTGCTCATGCCCTCCAAGAAGCCGACCGCGCGTGCGGCCTCCATCAGCTTCTTCTGGACCAGCTTGTCGACGCCGTTCATCGCTCGACCTCCTTCGGCTCCCAGAAATTGCACGTGTTGCACGGTTGGCACACATGCGGTATGTCGCGCCGGTCTCGCCGGCACGTCAGGTAGTCAATCTTGACCTCGTAAACCTTGACGGTGAACGGGTCTCTCGCGAAGCGGCACGTGGCGCAGTGCTTTCCCACCTGATCTGCCATCACATCGCCCCCGTGCTGCCGTAGCCGTCCTCGCCGCGCGAGCTTTCCGGCAGGCTGTCGTAGGTCGTGAACACGGCGTTGACAAACGGCAGGAACACCAGCTGGGCGATGCGCTCAAGTGGATAGACCGTGTAAGGCACATCGCTCAGGTTCACCAGCTTGCACCGAATCTCGCCGCGGTAGCCCGGGTCGATGACCCCGGGCGCGTTGGCCAACGTGATGCCGTGGTTGCAGCTGAGTCCCGAGCGCGGCGCCTGGAGCGCGAACATGCCCTCCGGCATCGCCAGATGCACTCCCGTGCCGACCCAAACCGATTTCCAAGGCTCGATGGTGATTGGGTTGGGGATGTTCGCCTTGAGGTCGCATCCGGCATCCTCCACGCCGTGGGCGTAGATTGGTTTCAGCTTGGGGCCGTCAAACTGGGCTTGGATTACCTGAATGTTGGATGAGATCTTCATTTAGTCCTCCTCGCTCACGACGATGCCGCCCTGGATAATCACGCGCTTGCCTTGGGCATCGTCAAAGAAAATCTCCTGGTCGTTCGATTCGATGTCGAACTTGCCGTGCCAGCTCTTGATCTCCTTGCCCGTGTTGTCGTAGAGCGTGACGGTACGGTTGATGCCACCGCTGAAATCGCTGCTCATGCTCTTGACCGAACGGCTGCACGATGAGCAGCCAGCCAGACCGCACACCGTGACGATAGCCAGGACGGATACGACGAGGGCCGCGACGAACGCGACCCTTCGCTTGGTGTTATTCACTTGTTGGGTTCCTTTCTATTGAGGGAAATAATTGTTCCGGCTTTTCCGGCTAGAGGTATCTCACCTTTATCCCGAGGCGCTCGCAGATTGTCTCGAATGCTTCCTGCGGTTCCATGCCGTAGACGGTAGCGCACTCGCTCCAGCTGGTCACGCAACCCCTCTTGCCGTTGTAGCGGAAGGCCATGCACTCGGAATCCAGTCTGAGAAACCCCCAGTCTCGCTGCACCGTCCACTCGATGTGGTCGATGTAGTAACCCATCTTGTTCTCATCCAGCAGATACCAGGTGGTGTGCCTGCCGACATTGTTTGTCCAGACGCTCTTCTGCGTCAGCTTGTAGACGTCACTCATTTTTCGGCCTCACTCTCTTGCCGCATTGGGGACAGAAGTTCCACGTGCCGCTCACGTGGTAGTGCTCCTCGTCCTCGACCTTGCAGCCGCAGACCGAGCATTTAAAACCGTTGTCGCAGGCGCCACATTCGCTCTCGTCGTAGACGTTCTCGCACTCGCCGCGGTCGATAAGGTCTGCGATTCGGCGCATCACGGTGCGCCAGTCCGTTGCCGGCGCCTTGGTGATCCTGGCAAGTGCCTTTTGCAGGCTCTCGCCGCCGAGCGAGTCGCTGGAGGTGCGCCTCAGTCTCGACACGATCTCGTCCAGTTCTTTTTCGGTAGTCATAGTGAAATCGCCATCCCGCAGTTATGGCAGTAGTTCGGCACGCCGTACTCGTCGATTTTGGCGCCGCATCTCGGGCAAAACACGCCGCCCTCCATTGCATCCGGTATGAAAAGCCCTGCCTCTTGGACGGTCGATTAAGTCGGCAAGATGCAACAGGTCTTTGTAGCGCGGAAACCCGCGAACTCCGCAGAAGATGGCATAGAGTGCAGCGAACGGAGAGTAATCGGGATCGTCTTGCAGTTCGTCTTTGCGCCTGTTGGCTGCGTTTCGTATATTCTCCGCTAAATCGCGGCGCTCGTCATCGGTAATCATTGCACCCTCTTGTTCCATGCTTCGCGCGCCTTGTCCCATCTGCATTCATCCGGCTCAACTTCGTTCCCGGTGATAACCGGGCCGGACGCTCCACACTTTCGGCAGTAGACGAAATGTGCGTAGTTGTCGGCATTTGCTTCCCGGCTGTAGAGATTCGAGAGAACCCTTTTGCTGCCGCAGAACGGGCATGGCTTAAGGTCGATCGTTTCCATCGGCCCTCCTAGTACTTCTCTACGGAGCTGCAGTATGCCTCGGTCTGGAACGCGTCGATGAAGTAGGGGAATTCGTCGTCGATTTCCACGAGCGGGTCCTCGTTTTCCTCGAACTCGTCATCGGGAACGTCGATGGTGTACTCAACTTTGACGGTGTACTTGCTCATTTTTCCTCCTTACGAATGGACTCGACAGTGTCCTTGATGGCTCTGTAGCAGTCCTCGCAAATCTCCTTGTCATATTGGTTGATAGAATCGAAGATGCCCAGCCCACCAGGTCGGACTAGCGCGTAGTGCGCTGCCTGACCTTTGATTTGGCGGTAGCAGAGGTCGCAGAAATGCCTAATCATTCTGCTCAGCCCTCCCGTTCCAAAGCTCCGCAACCGTCTCTGTTGCAGAACTCGAATCATCGCCCCCGTAGACCTTCGGGCCTTCGGCACCGCATCTGTAGCACCTGACCGTGTAGAGATACGTGCTGGACTTCGACACGATTTCCCGTCTGAAACTGGTGCTGTACCTTCCGCAGAACGGGCACGGCTTCAGCTTGATTTCGTCCATCAGTCCTCCCTCGTCAGCTTGCGACCGCAAATCGGGCAATAGAAGATACGGCGCGATTGGAAGTTGTACATGAGGACGCTGTACGGATACTCGTTGACACGGATGACAGGCTCACCGACACCCTTCCAGAAGATTGTCATTTCGTAGCCCGCATCATCGGCGAAGTCCACGGGGTCGCCAGTGCAATACGGGCATGGCTTCGATTTGGTTTCGTGGTTCATTCGTCCTCACCCCTCAGCTTGCGTATGCGGGTGAGAATGTCGCGCATGACAACCCTTTCGCAGGTTGCGCCTTTGTCGGCGATGCACGATGAGCAGTCGCACGCACTCATACCAAAATAGGCGCAGGCTTCGTAATTCAGCGCGTCCGCGCCCCTGACCAAGTCCTCCTCCAGCTTCTCCCAGCTGTCGGGCGGGGTGAGGTACATGAGCTCGGGGTCGATGGCGCGGTGATTCTCGGCTATCGCGCGCCACATGTTCGACTCCGCCCAGGTCTCGAAGTCCGTGGTGTATACCCAGCGCACGATGTTGTTAGCTTCTCCGCTGCGACTAAACAGCACGACGGTATCCAGCGGAATCTCGCGTCCTTTGGCGTCTTTCGGCAACTCGATATTCGCCATTGCTATCACCTATCTAGCCCCAGCAGCACAAAGGATGAGTCGCGGTAGATGAGGATGCTGCCGCGAACCTTCACGGTCATTAGCTTCCCAAGGCTGCACATCCTGTAGACAGTCCTCAGGCTCACGTTGAAAGCCTCGGCCCATTCGCTGGGCGTTGCATACTCGGGGAGCGTGGATAGGGTCACGCCCTTGTTGGCCTGTGCTGCGTTCTGCGGGATTGTCTTCTTGGGCCTGTTTACCAATACGTCCTTGCTGTCGAGATACAGCTTGTTGGTCTCGATGCACTCACTTCCGCTTCGCGCGAACCACCTTCTGGGTCTCGCCTCGAAAAAGAGATCAGACACATGAAACTGGTTACCGTTCTCGCGGTACATCATGGTCGTGTCGAGCGGGATGATTTGACCGTTCGCATCTCTAGGTAGCTCAATTGCCATCTTATTCATTCCTTTCGTTCGGTACGTACGTCGCAGGGTTCACGCCATTCGGGATGCGCCAGCCGCTCGCGCTGATTCGCGAGATCATCGAGCTTGCAGCTTCCATCGACCACGTGCCGACATGCTTGAATCCCCGGCGCTCGAGCAGACGGATCTGCTTGGGGGAGCTGAGCCCGCTGTCACGGCGCTTCTTCACTCGGTCGAGTAGCTTCGATGCTTTGCCGGCGTTGGAGATCTCGGAAGCGTCGATGCCGTACTTCTCGAGCGCCGCCTTCTGCTTGTCTGTTGCCGGTGCCATCTCCCAGGCGAACTCGGGGATGTATCCGCTCAAATCTTCGGCGGCGATTGACATCTCGTACTGCAGCGGGTTGACCAGCTTGGCCTTTTTCTTGCGCTGCTCGGCGAGCTGGTTGGCAAGGGCCTCCTCGCGCTCAGCGACTACCTCGTCTGATGCCTTGCTCTCGACCTTCTGGAGGTCGACCGGGCATCCGGCCTGCTCGACCATGGCGGTCATCTTCTGCGCGACCTCGCGAGAGCTCGTAACGAGCGCTGCAGGCCGAACAAGCTCCAAACGTTCGGTCATCCACAGGAAGTCGAGCAGAAGCAGGTCGGTCTTCCCCGTCTCGGGAGACAGGCGGGTGCCTCGACCCACTATCTGGGCGTAGAGCGCACGGCTCTTGGTCGGTCGGAGGTTGACGATGCAGTCGACGCTCGGGCAGTCCCACCCCTCGGTCAAGAGGAGCGAGTTGCACAGCACGTCGTATTTGCCTTCATCGAAGTCTTTGAGGATTTGTGCGCGGTCCTCGCTCTGTCCGTTGACCTCCACGGCGCGGAACCCGCATTCGTTGAGCAGGCGGCAGAACTTCTGGCTGGTCTTGATGAGCGGCAGGAACACGACCGTCTTGCGCTCCTCAAGCCCGGCGTTCTTCATCTCCTGGGCGATTTGCGGCAGGTACGGGTCGAGCGCTGTGCCCAGCTCGTCTGCCGCCCAGTCACCTGAGCGCACCGACACGTTGGAAATGTCGAGCTGGAGCGGCACGGTCTGCGCCTTGATCGGGCACAGGTAACCGTCCTTGATGGCCTCGGGCATGTTGTACTCGAATGCCAGCGAGTCGAACACCTTGCCGAGGTTCTGGCGGTCCCCGCGGTCGGCTGTCGCTGTCACGCCCAGCACTTTAGCGCCTGAGAAATAATCGAGCACTGCTTGATAGCTCGATGAGACTGCGTGGTGGCACTCGTCGATGAGGATGTGCGTGAACCTGTCCCTGCCGAGCGCCCGAAGGCGCTTCTCGCGGCACAGGGTCTGGACGGATCCGACCGTCACGCGCTCGAATGTCCCCACGCTCGTGTCCTCGGCCTTCTCGACCGAGCAGCGCAGGCCTGTGGATAATTGCAGCTTGTCGGCTGCTTGCTGGAGCAGCTCGCCGCGGTGGGCAAGAATAAGGACGCGACCGCCATCGCGGACCGCGTCCTCCGTGACACCTGCCATGACAATCGTCTTGCCGGTGCCCGTTGCCTGTACGAGGAGCGTTGCGCGGTCTCCCGCTTCCCAGCGCTCCTCGATTGCGGCTATGGCCTGCTCCTGGTAAGGACGCAGGTTGAATCTCATGCCTTAGAAGCCCCCGTTCTGCGCAGCCTGCGCCTGCTGGAAGGTCTGGTTGATCATGCCCTGCAGTGCAGGCGAGACAGGCTCGGGGTTGGCGTTGCCGTAGACGTGCTGCTGGGGTGCTGCGGTCTGCGCCTCGGGCTTCATCCACTCGGAGATCTCGTTGTAGGTCTTGTCCTTGTACTCGTGGGTGCCGACCTTGATCTTGCAGCGGCGACCGACAGCTCCCACCCAATCCATCTTCAGCTTCTGCTCCTTGGGGGCATCGACCGCACGCATCCCGATCGAGACGAAGAACTGGGTGATCTTCCAGGCGCTCTTGGAGTTCAGGAACAGGCGGTCGGAGAGCACGCGGCCGTTGTCCAGGCGGACGTTGACCTTGGCGATGGGGCAAGCGCACATCTTGTCGCTGCCGTTGAACTGCTGGCGCTCGACGTTCTCGACCGTGGCCAAGTACTCGCCGGGCTCCATCAGCTCGAACTCGTTCTCCACAGCATCGATTTCACTGTCCCACCCGAACGACTGACCCATATCGTTTGCCATCATTTACTCCTTTCGACCGGCTGCCATGCCGGAATTGATGTACTCGCGCATGCTGTCCCAGGCCGACACCAAAAACTTCGCGAAGTCCTCGGGCAGGGTGTCGACCGGCGTGCCCTCGGGGAAATAACCGCGCGTGGAGATGGCCTCGCTCACCGTCTCCGCACTGATGCCGTCACGCCGCATCAGGTCGTAGAGCGGCTTGAGGTATGCCGGGCGCTCCGGCTCGAACGGGTCGGGGATGCTCCGCGCCTGCTCGATCTGCTCGGGCGTGACCGTGGATACGTTGACCGTCTCGACCGCCTGCTGCTGCACCTGCGGCTGCTGCCGTGCGAGCTGCGGGACGGGGATGAACGGCGCCAGCTGCTGGTACTCCATGGGAACCTCGTCCGGCAGGCCCCATCGGTTCTTGGCATCCCACGTGGCGGCATGCGAGCAGTAGAGCATTCGGTTCTTGCCGCCCTGGGCCTTGCCGACCTTGCCGTCCTTGCTGGTGGTGATGACGATGGTCTTGTAGTTGGCGAACAAAACTGCGTCCGCCCACTCCTTGAGCATCGCCGCGACGCTGGTCTTCTTGCCGTCGATGAGCTTCAGGCCCCAGCGGTCGTAGGCTCCCATCTCATCGGGCTGCTCGAACTTAGAGATAATCGCATGGGCGGTCACGACCACGTTGCAGCCGCGCTCGCACACCTCGCTCAAGAGGTTCAGCAGCTTGCCGAAGCGCTCCGTGACGTAGGTGTAGCCCTTGCCGTAGCCCGCGTCCTCGATGCTCTTGTATCCCATGGCGTTGCATACGTCATCGACTGCGAGCTTCTGTGCCCAGTCGGCGGTGTCCAAGACGAGCGTGCCGCCGCATTCCTCGGGGTAGTCTCGAATCCATGTGACCTCATCGAGCAGCATCTGCCAGCTCGTGGGCGCGGGAAGGCGATTGACGTCCAAGTGGTCGGACGAGCTCTCGGTGTCGATGAACAGGGGGCTCGGGAACTGGGCGGCAAGCGTCGTCTTGCCGACGCCCTCGGGGCCGTAGATGACGACCTTTTGGGGGCGGAGGCGCTGACCGCGGGTGATCTGGAACGTCATTAGAAGCTACCTCCGAACTGCATGGTGGGAATCTTGACCTCGGGAATCTCGACCTTAATCTCAGGCGTCTCGACCTTCAGCTGCCCGGCGCCCTCGACCACGCGCCCGTCCTCGATGATGACCGAGCAGGTGTCATCGGTCGCCACGCGGGTGCCGATGACCTGAAGGCCCTCGGACTCGGCCCAGGCGCCGAACTCGGCGAGCGTCTGCGGGTCCATCTGTTCCAATTTATCGACCAGGACGAACCCACACTCGGGCTTGAGCGAGCGCACGACCGCCGTCGCCACGCGGAGCTGCTCCGCACCGCTCATGTCCGACCAGACCGCGCCGTTGTACACCAACTTGCCGTCCTCGACCGTAAGGCCGTCCAGCGGCATCTTGGCGGTCTCGAGCAGCTTCTTGCGCTGGTCCTCGACCGCATTGACCTCGCTATTGCAGCTCTGGTAATCGTCGTTGAGCGACTCGGCGTCCTTCAGCGCCTGCTTGCGGCGCTCGTTAGCCTCGACCTTCTGGTTGAGTGCATCGATGTTGGCGATGCTCTGCTCGATCTCATCGGTCTTCTCGTCCTCGAGGTCGGCGGCGTCCTTGAGCGCTGTCTGGTAGTCCTCGGTGAGCTTCATCAGCTCCTCGGTCTTGCGCTTCAGCTCCTCGTTGAGCGACATGATCTGGCTGTTGAGGCTGTCGCACAGCATGTTCAGGTTATCGCGCTGCTGCTTGATGATGCCGACCTTCTCGCGCTTGCGCTGGTTCTCGCCGTTCTTCGCGAGAATCGCCTGCTGCTGCTCGATAAGCTCGGCAGGCGACACGCGGTGGTCGGGGGCATCGGGGAAGAACGGCATCTCCTCTGCGATCTTGTCCTTGGCGCGCTTGCGCTGACCGATGTCCAGGCGCTCGGCCTTCAGCTCGCCGAGCTTCTTGTCCAGCTCGTCCAGCTCGCCGCCGACGCCGATGATTCGCAGCAGCTCCTGAGCCTTCTCGTTGTCGGTCATGACCATGAACTTCGGCAAGTCGATCGCAAGCTCCTCGATGAAGCTGTCAAGAAGCTTCTGGCCTGCCTTCTTGCCGGATGGGTCGGTCACCGTGAGCGATGCGTTCTTGCCCGAGCGCTCGACCACGAGGCCGTTGCTCAGCTCGACATGCAGCTTCGCCGGCGTCGCGCTGCCGTCGCGGTTGGGCTTGGACGGCTGCTTGCGCTTGCCGCCGAGCGCCCACGAGATTGCATCGACCACGCTGGTCTTGCCCTGACCGTTTCGACCGCCGATGACGGTCAGGCCGTTCTCGGTCGGACGGAGCGCCACGGCCCTGATTCGCTTGACGTTCTCGAGCTCAAGCGCCGAGATCTTCACGGGCTCCGACTTCGCCTGAGTCTGAGTCTGTTCCACAGTCTCTTCCATTGTTCTTTTCCTTCTCTCTTTGCAGGCGCTTTCTCGCGTCGCGCCTGCGCTTCTTTTCCCTTTGGTACTCGGCTTCCGCCTTCTTCTCGTCCATGCCCTCACGGATGGCCTCGGCCTGCCTTCGTCTCCAGCAGGCGGGGCAGAGCCCCATTCGCCCGGCATGGGAGTTGGGGCGCACATCCCACTTCCCGCACGAGATGCAGCGGTGCATCCCCGATTCGGGGTATTTGCTCAGGTTGATTCCGAGCACCCTCTTGGCGTGCTTCTTGATGGCTTCGGGAGACCTCGGCCATCCGCGGCCTGTCATCATCTCCGACAGCAGCAGATAGCCGTCCATCCTGTGCGTCCTGATGTATCTGTCCTCGTCAGAGCGCCAGAAATATGAGTTGTCCCTTTTGCGAGGGACAACTACCCCCGATTCCACATTTTCTCCATTGTTTTCGGTCGGTTCCGTCATTGCAGCGCTCCGATTACGTAGAGACGCTTGATCTCACGCATCGCAGCTTCCTTGTTCGCGGCCTTGCTGACGTTGACCAGTAGATGGCGCGAGCGGACGATTCCGGTCGCGCTGCCCCTCGTTGGGCCCTTCTCGACAAACTTGGTCGCAAACCAGCTGCCGTCTCGACCGCGCTCGGCGGTCCATCCAAAGAAGCCGACCATCGGCACCTCCTAGTAGTACATGCCACTCGGAGCGGTGCCCTCGAGCCATCCCGCGAAGATGAGCCCCGCGATGAGGACGGTCGAGACGATGGCGTTGCGCAGCTTCGGGTTGAGCCGCATCCAGCGGTCTGACAGGAAATCGAAAACCCTAACGGCCATCGGAGCGTCCCTCCATCCACTTGTCGACATCGACCACTCTTATGAGCGCATTCCTGCTGCCGACCGTCTTGAATGGCAGTCGGCCAGCCTTGTTCTCCGCATAAAGAGTGCTTGCCGAGACCCCCGTATACCTGGACGTCTCGGAAACCGTGTAGGCCATCTGCGGTTGCAGGCCTGCCCTGACGGCGAACTTGAGCGCCTGCGATCCGCAGTACGGTTCGAGGTCTTCAAGTTGGTTGCGCAACTTCTCCGCCGCCGCGTCCATCGCCTGCTGGAACTCGCTGAGCGGATTGGCCCAGGCGCTTTTGGTATGATTCATGCGTCCACCTCCTTTGGTGGGTGTTTGCCTGTGGCCCCCTTTTCACTCCGCTGCTTTCCACTTCATTGGAGTGTCAATGGGGCCACTCTTCTTTTCTCAGCGCCTTGAGGTGCACATCCTGGTGGTAACGGATGAACAGAGAACTATCGAAAACGCCTACGACGAGTTGATAGCGGATGCGCACCGCACGACGCTGAGACTTACTGCCAGGCATCGCACCTGACCGTCTGGCTTTTCAACGGAGCCAGCTGCCGAGCCATTGCAGCCGTCACAGGCTCCCCCTGCTCACGGCAAATGGCGGATGCGGTTATCAAAGGTCGCTCCATTCATCCGCTACGCGCCCGTCTCGTCAGGCGGAACAGCTTGGTAGAGGTGCTGCGTTCCATGTCGCCTAGGGTTGCCTGCCGGCGACACAGGTACCGCCTTGCGATCGGCGTCAAGGAGAAGGCCAAAAAGCCCAGCGCCGATGGAGACGGGTGCGGAGCGGATGAACAGAAGTGCGCTATCTACCAGCGCAAACGTTCGGCGGGGGAACATCGGAATATAGTCCCCGGCATGATCAAGAGGAATTCGACATACCGTCATAAGAGGAAGCGGGATTTTGCTTCCGCTCCCGAAAGCCCGCGCGTTGCATTTCTGCGCCTGCGGGTCGGTCTCGGTGACTTCGCAGATTTCTGCGAAATGATCTGGAATAGGATTCCAAGGTTGCTGAGGGTGGCGATTTCGCTCATTTACGAAGCGGCCATACTCAAGCTCATAAGCATCCTTCTAGGGCTTTGACCAAAAGCACGAGGAACAGGACGGCTAAAAGTACGATGACGTTGAGAAACAGGCAGTAGTTGAAGCCCTTCTCAAAGTCTGGAGACCTGCGTTTCACAGCCTGTTCGCCTCATTCATCAGAGTCATGATGAAAATCTCCGCAGCCCTGTAGACCGTGTAGAAAAGCCCGAAGCCGATAATCGGGTGGCGTTCGAGCCAATCGGCAATCACAGTCCCTTCGCCTCGTTAAGCTCATGGGCGGCATCCAGCCACTCGTTCAGGCGCATGTCGGCGTGCATCCAGTCGGCTTCCATGAAAGCCTCGTAAGCGTCACGCTCGCGCTTCTCAAGCTCCTCAATCGACAT